TGATAGGTTTTTTGGGGTCACTTTTGATCCTCGTTTAATACGTATTTTTTGGCCTTTTCTGTGCCTATATTTTTGATCAAACCTTCGATTTCCCATGCCGCTGTCAGATCCCTGCTTTTTGTGTGACCGATCTTCGATTTGTTGCGGATTAAACTTTGAAGATCGCCGGCGCTTATCCCTTTTGAGATAGAACTGCGATAATCCTCAAAGTTGACCACAATCTCCGGCCGGCCTGCCGTCTTTCGCTCGGGTTCGTCCGCCCCAATCCACGCCAGTCCGACATCGCTGTGGCGTAGATTCACGTAAGGCTGAATGGCAGTTTGCGCCACAATGCCCCCAGAATTGAGGTTTGACCGCTTCCCGCGCTTAGTAACCTCTAGGCGGTAAACGTTGCGCTGTTCGGCATCCTGACCGCTTGGCGCTAGGGTTAAAACGCTCCGGGCCCAGTTTGTCAGCTCGGACGATCCGAATCCGCTATATGCCTTGTCGTGGCCTTGGTATCCGTTGCCTTCCCGGATGGGCTTTGGCGTATGGTGAATCAGCATCCACGCAAATCCGGCCGACAGCGACAGCGGGTTCAGCATCGTGCGTAGGAACTCGCTGGCCGTCTCCTGGCTGGATAGATCCCCGCCAATAAACGCCAGCAAAGGATCCACCCATACCAGATCCACCTTGTACTTTTCGACAAGGCGCCGGACACGATCGACGAACTTTTCCCCGGTGGACGTGCAGTCCCGGACGATTATGACGTTTTTCTTCACCAGCTCGATCTCTTCTGGCGTCAGGTTCATAGCCTTCACAACTCCTTGAATCGCCTCGGCCACGTCGCCCTCATCGTTCTCGGCCTGAATGATCAGCGACTTCAGCCCGTTGCCGTGCGGGTTAATCCCAAAGAACGCCCGACCGATCGCCCACGTGATCGCCGCCTGAGTACAAAGAACGGACTTGCCGAGCCCGCTGGAGCCCACCCACAGCGCCGATCCGCCCCGGCAGATCCACCGCTTCCCAAGCAGTTGAGTTGGATCTTCGGTCTCTTTAAAATTGAGCAGGTCGTCCCACTTGTACGGCTCCGGTATATCGCCAAACAGGATCCGCTCCTTCCATTCTAAGAATGATATTTTAGGCGTTCCGCATTCAACCAAGTCCTGCCGCTGGCCGGTGGCTGTCCGCATCGCCCCGGGCAAACGTGACAGGCGCCCCGCGTCCTTGTTCGCCGGATCCGGCTTGGAATGCTCGAGATGATTGTAAATGAATTCGACGCGTTCCTTGAATTCCTCCTGCGTTGTCGCGTCGATCCGTACCCACGCGTGCAGACTGCGTGAGCCGCTTTTGATGATGCAGGTGGTAGGCAATCCGCTCTTTTTAATAATCTTCCACTGTTCATCCATCGTCGATTCATCGAACTCGATCAGGCAGTGCCGCCATTTCACAACGTGCTCCGATTTGCGGCCTTTCCCGTTGTTGGGATTGATCGAGGCATACACTCCCACGGCGTTCCCCTGCCATTCCTTCAGCCCTTCGCCTTTAAACAGTTCGAGCCATTCTTCCCGGGTGCGGGTTTCCCCGGATCCGTCCGGGCGCTCGCGGTCGTCGTCCCGAATGCTGCGGGTTATGTTGATCATCTCGCCAACTTCAAACGCTGCCGTCAGGAACTTCTCCACTGGCGTCTCGTCCACGCTTCTGGGCATGGCCGGGATGGGTGCGTCATCTTTGATGATTTGCAGATTGTGCAATCGGTACTTTCCTTTCGGTTTGTAAGGCTCGCGGGCCGGTTGCCTGAACGCCGACTTCGTGCATCCTTCAGCCTCTTTCAGCGGTAGATTATTTCTAACGCACCATTCCTCGGCGTTCGTCAGCGTCTCATCCTGGCACGCACCGGAGTCGCGCCACTGAAGGCACAGCTTAAACAGCTCCGTGTTGCGGGTGCCTTCTGCGGCTCCGTTCTTCATGACTTCAACGGCGGCAGGTGGCAGTTGGTGAATCATTTTTTAGCCTCCATGTCGCGCTTCTGATATCCCTTTGCCCGCTTCAACAGTTCCCGGGCAATCGTCAGCGCCAGATCCAACCGCGTCCCAGCGGCCTTGTGTTGTTCCGCGGCCAGATTACGCTTGGCGCGTTGCAAGATTTCGACCAGCCAGGTAGTGCGCTTTACGGACATTAGTGATTACATTTCTTGGCCAAAACATCCCCATGGCATCGCTGGGGATAGCAGTGACAAATTAAAACCTTGCCTTGTAGTGTTTTGATTTTTGACTTAATTGACGGCTTATTTGGCAAGTAGTGAGTGGCGTATGCGTCGCAAACTTCGTCACGAGTGCCGTCATCTTCCAATATAAACGGATTCCCAAACTCTGAACTGCGGTCAACACGAACAGCCAAACCCTTTTTTTCTGCCCACTGAATAAGATTTTTGTCTCGGCTGCTATTGGCAACCACTGCCTTGCCTGATTCTACTTTCTGTTTGCGTTCCTTTTCATCATCAAGCCATGGCTCTGTCGGAATTGCCCTCACGGCTCTGGCCGCATCCTGCATTGTCATCTTGCCGTCCTTTACCTTCCTAAACACTTCTGGGGCAGCCTGCTTAATCTTGGCGGCCTGATTTATATACGTTCTATTAGTATTAAATATCTGAGCAGCTTTGGTTGATGTTTTAGTTAAGTCCTTCTGAGATGAGGCAATTTTTTGCCTAGTCTCATCATCATTTCGTGCGGCCGCTATTCTTATGCGCCTTTCTTTTTCTACATGCCTAGCCAGCTCGGCCATAATATCCTCGGCCTCAACCGCAATCGTTGCCCACTGCCCGCTGTTAAGATTGCGACGTTTATTTGTCCTCATCACAAGACCAATCGCCTCGGATTCGTCGCCATCAAATTGTCGAGTTGGCGGGTTAATCTTTAATTCTAGACATGCCGTCCATCTGTTCCAGCCGTCCAATACTTCTCCTTCATAAATAATAATAGGCTGTTTTGAGTCGTACCCGTTGTCTCGTATATCGTCTCTTAGGCGGTTGTAATCCTCGGCTTTAGCGGCCGGGAATATGTTGAATTTATGTTTTTTCATTTGTTGTGTATTCTCCTGTGGCAGTGTTCACATAAGACGGACAATTCTTGGTCGCCATATTCCCAAGGCATCCGGTTGAGGTTGTAGAAGTGGTGGTGGACATGAATTCGAGCAGCATCTGGCCCGATTCCGCAATTTTCACATTTTTTTCCCCTTGCCTTAAATAAGGCCAATCTTTTTCGGTGCCATCGAACATCGGCAAGAAAAGCGGGGTAATCGGCTTTTCCGTTTTTTTTAGACAAAAGGCATTAACAATAACCCATGAGTTTCTTCTGTCTTTTTGATTCCCACATAAAAACCACTTATCAAATTTTGAATCCATGAGTTGCAAGTTTTCAAACACCCGCATAGGACAATGTGGATTTTTTCTTAAATACTCACACACCCCTTGAGCGACTACGCCCAAAGTATGCTGTGATCCCTGCATGCTTTTCCATGTTACAACCGCCCGAATTGGACGGTGATTTTGATCCTGTATCCATCCCTCCTCCTCCGTATTTTCATGCAGCACAAGAGGGTCGACTTCATTGTGACAAATTGAATGTTCAAGAATTTGCTCAGGTTTAATCAGATAAATGCTTTTTCTGTTACTATCTTGGAATCGCTGCGGGTCAGCGTTTCCAGAATTAAGGCAACAACGATCAAGTGTTTTCCTGCGTTCATGCCTATCGAGCATTTCTCCTGTCTTAATAACGCTTTTGAGGAGATAAGATTCTTCGCGATTGTCGTGTGAAGTTTTTTCAATTTCCAACGACAAGACAGACCAGATTTTTATTTCCTTATGCTCAACTGGGTGCAACGGCCAAATTCTTATAAAACCAAGGTCAGGCGTAAGAACGATTGCACACTGAACAATACGTCCAGTTTTTTGACGATTAGGCGCACCTTTTCCCATGAGCACTCCGGTTGTTTTAAAGACGCTCACCACTGCCCCATTCCCCACCGCATCCGGTTGTTCCGGGCGATAATGACCTGCTGGGCGTACTGAGCAGGCGTGTAGGTTCCGATGACGCGGGCTGAGAACATCGCAAGCAGATCCAGCAACGTCACAGCACGGCCTCCGGCAGCGGCCCGGTCAGCTTGTAGATGTACTTGGCGCTGTCGTATTCGAGCTGATAACCAAAGAAGTCCCGCAGCAGATCGATGTCCCGCTGAATCGTTTTGTAGCTACATTCGAGCTCCACGCCCATCTTGGCACAGCTCGGCAGGCACAGATCCCGGCGCAGTTTGCGGGCAATCATCCCCAGGCGGCGGAGCGTCGGCCGGGTATCGCCCTTGCCCATCGCACGCTGGCGCTTGGAAGCGAACGTGGCTGACCGTGTCTTCATTTGCTCACCTCCACCGTCGCCACTCTGGGCAACCGCATCGCATTGAATTGCGCCTCACTGGCGGCAAACACGTCGATAATAGGCAGTTTTCCACCGCTGGCCTTTTTGCTTTTCACTGCCGTGCCTGTATCCACCGCCACCCACTCCCGCTTTCCGTTCATGATCTTAATCTTCGACCACAGCGGGATGATGTCTGGATCAACGGCGCAGTGACGACCGGCCCGCAGGCGTGTGCCGGTGCTCGATTGAAAGCGGCTCGACCACTCGTCCTCCCCGGGCCAATAGCCGGTGATGCGGACTTTGATTTTCTTCACGTCGATCCGCTTGGACTCCGGCCTGCAATCGATCATGACGTTCGACGCCTGACCAGACGTGATCCCGAGAATGGCGAGAATGGACAGCAGCGCTCTCACAGTCCCTCCCGGATCCGGTCGATTAGGACGTTCTCGCGTGTCTCAGCGGCGGCCAGCGCTGCCTTCGCCTCGGCCAGTTCACGGGCCAGCGATCGAACTCGGTTAAGGAGTTGTTCGTGCGTCGTTTGGTCGGGGAGGATTTCAATCACAACGCACCTCCCGAGGGTCGTACTTCTTGAGCCAACGCCAGACCTTGCAAATGGACGTGAATGCCTCGAATGCTTTCTGCACCTGCTCGGCCGTGTAACGTACCTCGGCCAGTTGTCCGGTCACCGGATCAATTAAAATGTTCCGACAAGCCATGCCCTCGTCCGTAAATGCGTACGCGTAAGCGCTGAGCTGTAAAATATCTGTTTCATAAGCAGGCGTTTTTTTGTCTTTTAGTTTCCTTGTTTTAAAATCCACCACTTCAATCACGCCATGAATGTCGGCGATCAGATCCACCCGGCCCGCGTATCCTTCAGCCTCGTTCACCATGACAGATTCGCTTGCGTGTACTTTGGTCACGCAGCATAAATGCCAGTCTTTCAGCGACTCAAAGTGGGTTTCGTATCCGTTGACCAACTCACCCGGCTCCTCGCCGTTGATCAGGATTTCAGCCAGGGAATGAATATGCGTTCCGCGGGCGGCGGCCGCCTCCACTTCCTTACGGCTGTCCAACACGACGCGCTTGGCGAAGTCGGCGTCGGTTTCGCCGGACTCCCGGGGAAGCGATAAAGCGGACAGGATCGCCTGCTCCTCTTTCCAGTTCATCAGCCCGGTCTTGCTGGGCCCGGCTGCTGCCAGAATTGTGGTCACGGACGGATACGCTCCGACCTTGCGGGCAGAGCGCAGGTCGCCGTGGCACGACTCGCCGGTCGCCATGTAGTAGTGCGACGACTCGGCCTTTGCTGTTGCGATGATAGGGGCCACGGCTTTACCAGTTGCGGATCCACCCGATCGACATGGCAAAAAGGGCCACGACGATGGTGGGGATTGCGATCTGTGTGATGATTGTGAGTATTTGCATGTTTGTTTTTCCGAGCCGGACAGACGGATAGAACATCCGCCGGCTCTAGTTGGTTAGGATCTCGATTGTCTCCGGGTTAAAAGGGGACGTTGTTGCCGTCGCCGTCTTCTTCGCCGATCTTTACGGGTTCGGCGTTGCCTGTTCGGTTGACCTTCCGAACAAAGTCTTTATCCACGGTCACTTTGTTTTTCCCCGCGGGTAGGACTGCCTGCACGTTGGCGTAGGTGGATCCATCGCGTTCCGTGTGGGTCACGAGGATCTGACAGGGTTTGCCGATCAGCGTTTCCAGATCGAGATTCTGGGGTGGCGCCTTCTTTGCGTAGGACTTCAGGTCTTTAAACAGCGCAGCCTTTTCATGCAGGCTGAGCCCGTAGCGCCGTCCGATGGTGTACGGCCGCCCGTCTTCCATCTTAAGGCCGAGCTGCCAGACGATCCTCACCTGGTGCTTTTTGCCGTATTGGGTTTCGATGATTCCGAGGTCTTCCACATCGCAGAAAACTGCGTCGTGCGATCCTTCGGGTGCGGGAGTGTATGTCCCGCCTCTGCTTGCCATTATTGCCATACTTGTTTTTCTTTCTTGGTTTGGGTTTCTTGGATTTGCTTCGACGTTATTCGTCGTCGCAAAAGTCGTTGGTGATATGAGGTAGGTTTAAGTCTTGGAACTCACGCTCCGGCTTCTGCCATGCCAGCTCGTGCTGACGGGCCAGCCGGTGCGCTTCGGTCAAATCCCCACGGTTTACGGCATCGCTCACCTTTTCGGCCGAGTTGGCTTTCGCCCGGAGTGTGGCCGTTTCCATAATGAGGAATGCTTTATTCGGCATCATCCGCCGTACCTGTTGTTGCCCGAATAGTCGCAAAAACGCTGGAAGCTGCGGTCAAAGTCGTCGCGTTCCCGCTCATAAACGTCGTGCTCGTAATCCGGCTTGTCGTTCATTGGCGTCGGCTCGGCTGCCTTTGCCTTTTCTGCGTTGTATTGTTCTTCGTTTTTAGGATCGCTCATTTTTTGCCTTTCGTTGCAAGTTTCATGGATTGAATGGTCGTTTTGATTGCTTCCTGCGTGAGACACTTGGTCGTGAACCGCCACACCCGCCAGCCAAGGTCAGCGGCGGCACGATATTTTTCGCAGTCTTTCACCATTCCCATCCCGCGGCCGTGACGGCCTCCGAACGGAAGGAAGGCGCCGCCGTCCAACTCGACGGCACAGCGGGCATCCACCTGGGCAAAATCAAAACGCCACTTACGGGTCGGGTGGAATTTATGTTCCGGGGTGAGCTCCGGCCCGCCGGCCGCCTTCCAAAGCAGAACAAACTTACTGGCCAGTGCGCTCATTTGACCTGCCCCTGTTTGGCCATCATCGACGCCACCACTTCGGTCAGTCTCGCCACGTCGGCCTCTAGGCGTTTCGTGCGGCTTTGCAGGTCGATCAAGGCGGTCGCCGACGACCACTCCGCCATCCCTACCGACTTGGACGGCACCACGGCTCCCAGCACGCCCTCGGCTTCGAGATCCCGGACGCTCACAGAATCTCCTTGCGAACGAAGTCAATAATCCAGCAGATCACGGCGATCGCTATGGTCAGGCCACCGATTCCGCAGCCCACAAACAAGCCCCAGCCAACGATCAGCCCGGAAAGCTGGGCCAGATCCTTCATTAGCTCCCAAGAGATCACTGCTCGCCCCTTACTTGGCGATGCCATGCCAGCCGGACGGCGGGATCCGGGTGCCAAACGTAAGCGTCCGGGCCTAGATTGTATCCGCCCCGTTTATTAAAGTTAACTTGTTGGTAATGCCGCTTCGGAAGCTCAGGTATTACCTGCGATTTTACAACTCTATCTAAGTCGTTGTAATGATAGGCATCGGACGGGGTGGGATTTGAACCCACGGTTCTATTTCTTTCTTCGTTTTGATTTATTATGCTAGGAAAGTTCATTGTATGTTATTGCTTCAAACTGAGTAAATGTTACCGTTGTGACCATGGCCTTTTCCTACGTAAAACGAGGCTCCCCCTGGTACTTCATTCGCTACAAAAACGAAGACGGAAAATGGCGCAGCAAAGCCACCCGCTACCGCATCGATAATACCCTGCACCGGGCCAAGGCAGTCGCAGAAGCAGCCCGACTTGGCGTTCATGAAAACACTGCGAAGTGCGGCCATGACTGGGTGAATGATTTGATCGAGAATCATCCGGTTTCCCCTCTCACAAAAGTTTATTACTTGAATTCGTGGAAACATCTTGAGCGATTTATTTATGAGAAAAATATAAGTCTGCAAGCATTTTCCGCTAATGACTGCGAAATTTATTTGAAATGGCGCCAAAACCTTCCCCGCACGTCCGGCGGACAGGCCGGCCGGAATCAAGCATGCCAAGACTTGAAGATACTTAAATGGATTCATAGGCAGGGCCGACTGCTTGGAAAGATGGACTCCGTTGCTTTGCTTGATTACCGAATTAAACGGGGCCCGATCGCCCGCGTTAAACCCGTGTTTTCCGATAATGAGATTAAAATCGTACGGAAAGCGCTGTCCGTCGAGGGAGTTCCGGAGTGGATGAAGGTTTCCTTTGAGATTGCTCTGGCCACTGGTTGCCGTCTCCGTGAAACGCAGATCCCGCTTTCTTGCGTTGATCTCAAAAATCGGATCCTGACATTCCCCTGCCCCAAAGGCGGAGCCGGAAAGTCGTTCAGCATTCCTATCCCGGCCGCCATCGAATCCATGCTGAAGGACATGAAAGCGGAAGGCCGTGAGCTTACCTGTGAAGTTCCCCGTACGCGGGCATCGCTGTGCTGGCGTAGGTTGCTTGATATTTGCGGTCTTAAACGTCATTGTTTTCACTCTTTGCGGGTAACCCGAGTGACGCGACTGCGTCTCGCAGGCTGTTCTCAATCAGTCGCCATGCGACTCGTGAATCACTCCTCGACGTTAGTGCACGAGCTGTATCAGCGACACTGCGTGGAGGATTTGCGGGACGCTGTGAACGTAGGCCAGCCTGCTCCTTCCGCCATTGATCAAAATCGCTCGGAATTACCTTTCCCGCGATTAGGGGAAATCCATGCATTCCCCGCAGTTGTTTGATTCTGGCGTATCCTAGATTATAAGCAGCGCCAAGTTGGCGGAGTGAAAGGGCGGCGTCCTCCTGGCGGAGTTTCAGGGCTGTATCGTGGAGACGCCCCGAGATCATAAGTATCTAGCTTGATTCTCCCGACGCTCGATCGAGCAGTTGGGTGACGAGTTGCGATAAAGAAATTCGACGCTTGCTTGCCAGTTTTTGAGCGGCCTTTTTAATAATCGCCGGAAAGAAAAAGTTGGTCTTTTCAACCTTCTGACCATTTAGCGGACGGCGGGGCATACGCCGTGAATACGCCTTCACTCCGCATTGTCCACACTTTTCTTTTTTATTTTTAAAATTCTTTTTTACTTGAAGGCGTATTTATTACGCATACAATATGCCCTATGAAAAAGGTGAAAACGAACCTGACAATCGATCCCAAGGTCAAACGCAAGGGCGAACAGTTGGCCAAGAAGAACGGCCTGTCTTTTTCAGCCTACGTCACGACCTTGCTTGTCCGGGAGCTGGCTGAGTCCAAAAAGTAGTCGATTAAGTTTATCCCTTTTGGGGTATATTCTTGAGTTTGTAATAAGGTGCTGGCCGGGTGTACTCCCTGCGGGGGCCAAATTTGGACAGATGATTTCCTGCTTTCACTAGCTGATAAAACTTTTTCTTTTCCGCCCTACCCTCTTTGACCATGCGAGCCATGAGTCGGCTGATGGTCGGGCGGGTATATCCGTAAATTTTTACAAGGTCGTCGATCGACTTCCACCCTGGCGGAATCGGTTCAATGCGCCTGCCAGCCAAGTGCTCGGCAAGGGCGTTCGCCCAATCCTTTAGATCGGAAGTCGCCATTCTCCCTCCACCGGGCTCACCACGTTGACCGTGCACCCCTCCCCGCCCTCAACGTACTCCCCATACGCGATCCCATGCGCCCAGCGCGTCACAGAGCGATTGCGGCGGGCATAATGCATCGATCCAATGTCGGCCAGACAACCGATCGACCATCCTACCGGGGCGCCTACGCAACGGCCGGCTGCTCGATCGATCCGGTGCAGGTGCCCAAAGACCACAGGACGGCGGAGCATTTCAACATGATCTCGGACGGCCATCTCGTTGAACATGTAACCGTGTCCGAACAGCGTCCCGCCAAAGTCCACCCAACCTTTTTCGATGTCGTACTGGGTGACCTTGGTTTTCATTTCCTTCATGGCCGTCATGAGCTCGGCGATGGCGCTGGTGGCGCAGTGGGCGACGATGGCGCTTGGACTGTTCTGCATGGAATACAGACGATCTTCATGATTACCTGCAAAAAAATGCGTTGGGCGTAGTTCACGCAGAAAGTTAATGCCGGCGTCGAAGTCTTCCCGGATCGAGGCGGATCTGTCGGTGGCGTTGGGATCCCGCATGGCTCCGGCCCGGAGAGCCGCAAGATCTACGGCGTCGCCCAGGTGCATGGTGGTGTCGGGCTTCCACCGGCGCTTCATTTCAATCGCAGCCTTGCAGGCGGCCGCGTTCGCTAGGTGCCCGTGACTGCACGAAACGGCCAGCCAACGCTTCCATTTCCGTATCACTTTCATTTCTTATCCTCCGCCCCCGGTAATCCGTGCAGGACGGCGAGAATCTGTCGGCACGCCTCCCGAGACGTAGCGGCTGCCACGCTCTCGTCCGCTGCGCCTTGTAGGGCCATGTCCGCGATCACGCCAAGCTGCAATTTCAGCGTGTGCATGTAGGTGCAAAGATCCAGCACCTCGTCCCACGCATCCTTCCACACCGGCCGACGCCACAGGGCGCCTCCGTGCTCGAGCTGGCCCTTCACATATTTCGCCGAAACGTCGTTTGTCAGGTCGTTGATGATCGTCGCCAGGTGTTTTCTGTGCTCTGGCGACATAATTTCAGCGCCGTTCATCGTGAGTTCCATGGACGTTTTGATACCAATCCCCTGCCCTTTTTTGCCTTAGGCTTATCCACGACTTCTTCCACAGGACTATGTGGAATGTCACGCCATGAACTATATCGGCCATCTTGTAAGTGACCAGTTTCCCAGCTGATTGCGGTCAGGTTAAACGTCAGCCCGACGTGTTCCCCGAGGCGGAATGCGGTTTCGTCGTCCCAGTTTGTGTCGAGCAAATCCCCCTTCCCCACCCGCAACGGCACCCAATCAAACGCCAGCCCGTAGTTGTGGTACGACTGCCCGGGCTTTGCCTGTGTGACGATCTTGCCCGGTCGCGTCCTGCCCTGCGCGTACAGCATCGCCTGCTCCTCCATCGATCTCCTTCCGGTATATATCAGCGGTTGGATCCGGCTGTTTTGCATTTCCACGAGCCACCCGCGCACCCGCTTTTGGAAGTCCAGATCCAGCGTTTCAATGCAACGGAGCGTTCGAGCTGTTGCCTCCGCCAGACTTGTCATCGCCGCGCTCGCTCTCTTTCAGTTTCTGCCAGGCTGTCAGATAGCGCCTTGAGCGATTGCGCAAAGAGATCTCGATAAGCCTGCGGACAGGGTTTGTTTGTTCGTTCGGCTTTGTCCCACTCGTAGATAAAGTAAGAGACCGTGTCCGGGCTTGGCGGCGGGCCGTCTTGCGTTTGCGAGACCGTCGCACAGCTTGCCAGCGCCAGACTACTGATCAGCAGGAGGGCGTTTCGTCCACCACGCATCGATGTCTCTCAGTCTTTTTCGGCGTTCCAGTTCGATCGCTTCAAAGTTCCGCTGGGTCGGCGTTTTGCGATTCAGTGCGTAAAGAATAATTCCGATCAATCCACTCACCGCTGAAAGGATCGCGGCGATCATGTTCCCTTATTTGCGGGAGATTTTGCTGATGAAATCGACGATCTTTTGCAAGGTAGCTTCCGGCTCGTCCCCGGGGAACAGAGTTGCGACTGCAACGGCGGCGCCAAGTAGTGCCGTCAGTGCGCCCAAAATTTGAGAACCGTGCGTGATAACATAGGACAAAGTTTCGTTCATGCCCTTGGCAGGGTGTCAAAGCCGGTCAAAGACCGAATCGGCGTTTGATCAGCTCCCACGTCGTACTGACCACGGCCCCGGAGACAAGCGCCACAAGCCACAGCTTCGTTTTAATCGTGTGGGCGTCCCGTTCCATGGAATTCAGTCGGCCGTGATATTCGCCAAGGCTGGCCTGCGAGCGTTCCAAAAGGTCGAGAATGACCGATTGGCGGGTCTCAATCCTGGCAACAGATTCCCGCACGACGGAAAGACGTTCGGAAAGTTCAGCGATCTGATCGCCGCTCATAGCTTGGCGTTTTCCGCTCCATCCGCAATCAGCACCCATTCGTTGCCCTGAGCGTCAGTCCATCGCACGATGAATCCTTCGGCCTCCAAAAAACGCAAGGCGGCGATGAATTCACGATACTCCGGCCCTTCTGCGATTGTGGCTGGCATGAAATTAAAACGGCTTCTCCCCGCCTGCCCGGGCCGCGTCGCCCATCGACGGCGTGTTGGTGTATCGGGTGGGAACTTCAACCGCAACCGGCGCAGGCGAACAACCCGCCAGCACGGCGCAGAGAAGAATCAGCCTCATGGCAATCCGAGGCCAGTGCCGAGGGTCGTTTTGTAAAGAGTGTAAATTGATGATGTGTCGCTGTCTGAAAGTGCTGTATTAAAAATTATTGCGCCAGACATTGTTCCTTTGAAATACCTATCGCCTCCATTTGATTTTGCTCCCAATGTAACTGGTGCGGTGCCTTGAGTTAAGGTTCCGACCCCAGTTGTTGCGTCTGACCCATTGTTTGTCCTAATTTTTGCAACTGATGAACTTCCCCTTAAACAAACTGTTCTAAAATCAGTTGTTACTACTGTGCCTGTAATTTGTGAAAATGACGGATTCCACAATCTGCCTTGAATGTATCCTCCCAATTCTGCAAAAATAGACCATTCTCGATTTACTCCCTCATCATCTTTGAATACTTCTCCCATTGTTTGACTGGTCGCATCTTTCTTTGAAATTCCAAATACTGATAAAGCAGAAAAGCCACCTGTTAAAGTTGTTGGAATATAATCATTTGTACCATCAAATATAATTCCATCCGTTCCCCAAGTTGGGCCGTTAGTCAAAGTTCCGTTGTAAGTTCCAAACCCACCCAAGCTGTAAGCAGTTGTTCCGCTTCCCTTGTTCTGCGCCGAACGAAGAGTCCAGCAGACCATATTGTTGTAAAGACCGAGAGCTTTTACGCCGACGACAAACGCATTGATCTGTTGCTTGGCCGTGGCGTCAGTGACTCCGGCTCGGTCGAAATACGCCGCAGCGTCGGCGTCGTATCCGGCAAACGTTCCCGAGCCTAATCTCAGACCGAGGCCGAGATACACGGCTTAGTTCCCCCGGGTGTAGGCGATGGCTTTGCCGGTGGCCAGTTGGAAGGCGGTGACGGCCGCAAACACGACGAACCCGGCTGGGAAGGTCACGCCGGTGAGAGCGTCACCAGTCAGAGCGCTTTGGCTGACGGACGTGAACTGGCCGTCGGCGATGAATTGAATGGCCTGAAAGTTGCCAGTGACGGCCGTGGTGCCTGTTGCTACGCGGCCACCATATTCACCAACGCTGAGGGACGTGTCCTGATTGATCTGAAAGTCGTATGCCATATATGGGTCATGAGCGTGTCAAAGCGGATTGCCGGTGGCCGTGTCGTAGGTGCCGCCGTATGACCAGTATTCAGTGCAGGTGAAGTCCAGAAGCACGTTTCCGCTGGCGCCTGTGTCGTTTACATAGAGATCTTTTGTGATCGTGTACCCGTTGAAAAGGAGTCTTACGTCTCCAATCTTTTGCCCAGGAGGAGTACCTACTGGTGAACTTGAGATGTAAATCGTATTAAGGGCAAAAGTTGGAAAGAATTTTGAGTCGGTTTTATATCCGCTCGTGTAATCATAAAACACTTCGACGGGCGTTGGAAATGGCCCACCTGCATAATTTGATATTTGTATATCTCCAAAGAATCCATATTCATCCCCACCTTTGCAGACAAGATCTTCTTCAGATCCAACAGGCGTATATTGAGTAAGATTTCCGCCCCCTGAATAATTGTTTGGTATTGCAAAATTATCCGAAATAAATCCACCGGACGCATCCACCCGCCATTTGCGAGTTCGCCAGTAAAGCGCCATTCCCTGCGCGATTGTGAGATCTAGATAATAAGGGCTTCCGGTTTGCGATCCGGTTTGAATACATGATGGATAATATCCGCTCCCCTGTGCCGACAAAACCTTACCCACAGGATCTCGCTCCCCTCGCCTTTCGGCCTAGTACCCGATAACTGTGATGCGGAAAGTCTGCGTGGATTGTGTTTTGCTTGCGTTCGTTGCGTTCACCGCATCAACGTGAACCTGATCTGTTGCGACTACGTGCCCAAAGAACGTCAGCCCTTCTGATACGGCGCTTGGAATTCCAAGCAGAACAATATCGTTAATTGCACATCCAGTGACTGAGACTGTGATCGAAGTGGATGAATTGCTGTTAACGGTGCCAAACGCCAGCGACGCGGTCGTCGTCAGTGTTTCAACCGACAACGGCAGCACGCCGTAAGTCGTGGATCCGGTTCGCAATAGTCCAAGGTTGATCAGGCTGGTCACCACGTTCGGGCCGTTGGGTTGTGTGACCGGGGTGGATCCGTAGAACGCCAGCTTCGACGACGTGCTGACGCCGAACTTCGTACCGGTAGCGGTGCCCAGCCCCAGATTGTATCCGTCCGTGATGGTGACGGCCGTGCCGGATAGATCCAACACGGTGGCGCCTGTCCCGATCGTGTTATTCTGCCAATCGAGAAACACGGATCCGCCTGAGTTGTAGAGCTTGCGATTGGTCGCATCGACGTTCGTGGCGCTGTCTTCGACGAATAAAGCGTCGCATTCTGCCTTTGTGTAGTAGCCGGCGGCGGCGGCCGGCACTGCGGATCCTGTGGTGATGACGTCTTTGCGGATTGTGATGTCGCCCTGATAAATCGTCTTCGGGGTTCCTGACTGCGTCAGCTCAATTTCGAGCTTCGGCGTGATCGTGCTTGTTCCTGCTTCAGCGTAAAGCTCATCCAGCTCGCTTGTGGCCATCGTCACGGTGGTCTGGAAAAACTTTCCAAACACTACGGCGGACGCGTCCAAGGTGAGCGCTGTCGTGACGTTCTGCTGGCCGAGATTGCGGACAAAGCTGATCGTATAGTCGCCCTGGTTGTTGCCTGCCTGCACGCTGATGTTCCCGGATCCGATGCCCGTGACGGCAGACAGCGCTTCCGAAAAGCTGGCCGCAGTTGCTCCGATGGCGATCCCGGTGGTGCTGTTTGCGCCGTAGTTTAAAACGATGTTTCCGCCTTCTGCATCCGGGCCAACGCTAAGCCGCCAGGTCTGATTTGTCCCAGTTGTCCCAGAGGATCCGACCTGAAGCTGCGTTAAGCTGACCACTCCGGCCGTGCTGGCCGCGGTGAACGTGTCGCTGTAAACGGCAGGATTGCGGGAAAGTTGAATGATCTGCTGGGCGTTGACTGAAACGGCCGGATAGCGACGGGTATTGATTAGGACGGAACTGGTCGGGAATAGCGTGAAAGACGATCCGCCAAAGGACAGCGCCGTGTTGGCGGTGACGGCCGTGATCACCCACGCCCCGTTCGTCACGGATCCGTACGTCGTCACTGTGCAGTTGCCAGCGATCGCTGAGATGGCGGTGGCGACCTGTGCTGTCGTCGCATTGAAAGAGATCGCCGTGGAAGTGCCGGTGCTGGTGGTGAGCTTGAACTGGCCGTCGGTCGGCTTTCCGTCCAGATAACCGATCCCGAGCTTCAGACTGGCGCCTGTTGTATCAATATCGCGGAGCAGGCCGGAGCTGTCCCGGGCCTGCAAGCGGACGCGGAGCGTGTAGGAGTCGTTGCGGGTGAGTGTCGGGAAAACTCCGTTCTTCACGGATCCTGCCGCCACCAGTGCGTTGGCCCCTGTATCCAGATAAAGATCGATCTGCTGGCCCATTTTATCCCTCGCCTATGTCAAGGCCCGAAGACCGTGATCGTGGCCGGCGAACCGTTGGAACATACGTTCAGCGTGATCTGTTTAAGCGCTGACGTGCCTGTCACCACGCCGGTCACGCTGATCTGGATTCCGTCCGGGACGTCGATCAGGGTGACGTTGGCGCCTGCGATCGGCTTGGTGCATTCAATACGCCGGATTAGCTTGTTAAAAAATCCCTTCCCAAGTCGAGACGGGCCATCGATTTCGTTTAGGCGGGCTTCACTCATACTTTACGAGATGCAGCGACAAAATCTGGATCACCAAATGCATCCTGCTTTTCTTTAAAAACTGCTCTTGCATTGAGAAAAAGCCCTCGCCTAACAGAATCCAAACTATCCAAGCAGTAACCCAAATAATTTATACCACCGACAAGCCCGTACATTTTGTTAAACGGTGCACGGGGATGGCTTGGCATGTTTGTCCCGTTTATAAATTGCGGTAATTGAATAAAGACTCCGGGGCCAAAAACTCCCTGTGATGGAAAATCTTTTGCAAGTTGACCACTTGCAAACTGACTTTCAGACAGATCAGTAACAAAACTGACTTCAATCACTATCGGTGCGCCATAAATTTGCGCTCCTGTTGTTGGGATGAATTTGACTTGAGCTTGTGGTAATCCTGTCTCACTGGTGAGCCCCACGTAAGTGACGGTCATTTCGCTGATGTCGCCGTCTTGCTCCCGGACGGCCGCGGTCTCCACTGCCATTCTGGTGAACTTGGTCGATGCCGTGGAGAAGGCGGAGTGCGTGACGTCCTTGAGAGGCAGGATGGTCTGCCGATCCGCCGTCCTGATCGTGTAGGTTTCGGTCAGCGTTTCCAGCCCCACGATCTCCCGGCTGTACTCGGAACGCCGCAGGATCTTGCTGCCAGACGATAATGCGCCAAGGATAGAAGCAGCCATATTAGCTTACCAGTGGCGCAGACGTCAGTTTCGCCAGGGCGTCTTGAAGGGTTTTGTTGATGTCGTCCAAGGTGGTCTTTCCTTCGGCTTCTTTCTTTGCCTGCGTTTGGATGTACTCGGAACGCCGTTCAGACATGGATCGTTGCGCTGTACCAATTCCAAACGATCCGACCTTAGTGGCGGACGTGCTTGCCAGGACTTCCTTGTCGAGTTGGCCTTGCGTGATTTTCTTTTGATCTTCCGCTGCTTTCTTGCGGGCTTTTTCGACTTCGGCCGCCACGCCGCCGCCAAGCCCGGCTGCGATGTCGAGGCGTTGCCCGGCAGCTTGGCCTGTTGCCTGCTGGCCTTGCCGTGCTCTGTCCGGTGCGCCTGCCAGCCACTCATTATATTTCTGCTGATATTTTGCGGCTTCTTCGTTTTGTT